ATTTCACCTGTGTTTTTAATTCTTACAGGAATGAAAATAAACTCAACTGCTTTAACTGGTTCAATAGCAATATCAACATAAAGTTCACTTCTGTCAATTCTTCCAGGAGTGTTGTTACTTTCGTCACATACTACTAAGTAATCATATAAACCACGTTTGGCAATGAGATCATTCATGATCTTTTCAATAGAACCTTTAAGTTCATCACGAGTTAACTTATCGTTTGGTTCAAATAAGAACTGCTTAGCAACTGAATCAACTTGACTTCTAATGTATGCAACTAAACGTGCTACATTAATTCTGTCCATTGCTGAACCTGATTTAGTTGTTTTGTTACCGTAGTTAACAAGACCTGTTCCAGGAATGAAAGTTAATGGGTTAACATTATTCTCATATAAAGTATCTCTTGAACCTTGACGCACTGCTGTTTGCTTAAATTCACCTTCAGCATCTAAGTAACCAATAGCACTAACATTATCAATGTTACCACGTCTGGTACCTGCTGGAGCTAACCAAGGATAAGATTGATCGTCACTTCTAATAATAGTTCTAAGCATAGCATGACTTGGCGGAACAACAATCGAAGTGCCACTTAAATCAGTTGTTTTACCACTTGGATAAAACACACCTAAATAATTATCGTTTGTATTAAGACCATCGCCTGTTGCTAATCCAGTACCACTATTATTAGTTGCCCAATTAATAAGGTCTGTTCCTGCTTCTTGTAGTCTAAGTGGAGAATCACCAACAATAAATGCTGTGTTATTACGTTCGTTATTTAATGCTACCATGTTAGTCATTAACTCCGGATAACCAGGAGCCGAAATCAAATTAAATACACGTTGTTCTTCACGAATATCTGTATTTGTATCAATTGCTGATTTCATAGCACTAACAACAATAGAACGCTGTGCTAATCTACCCATGTTTGCTTCGCCATTATCTTTAAGACCCGAAGCATTTACCCAAGCATTTGTTTCAGTTGGTAAAGAACCGCTGAAGTCACTTGAATTAAAGTAGTTTAACTTAAATTCTTTAACTGTGTAACCACTACGACGTGTATTCCAAAGAATAGTTCCTGTTGGATACAAACTTGCATCTGGTGCATCTAAATCAGTGTAATCACTTGTTAATAAAGATGTAATTGTTGGAATTTCATCACTAATTGGATCTGTTGTACCGTTTGTTGCCCAACGTGCATCAGCAAATAAAATACCATTTTCAGTTGTTTGGTCTGTTGTGTCAAGTGCAACCCATTGTGCAACACTATCAACTGTTTGCCATCTATGAATTAATGGGAAATTTTCTAAATCACTTGTATCAATCCAAATATCACCATGTACTAACGCACTCTCGTCACTTTGTTGTGTTGGTGCTGTTACTGAAACAATTGGACCATTTGGACTAGTATTCGATAAATCATAACCACGTACATCATTTGTTACGTTTTGATATCCTTTCCAACCTGTTCCATCGTGAATCATTAAGTCGTATTCATCAACTGCACTAAAGTACCATTTAGTGCCATTCAATGGATCTAAGCCCGGAGCAACACTATTAGCACTAAACCCTGTCTTAGTAGCAAGTACTTCCCAATTACTAAGAACTAAGTTACTATCGTTACCGTCGCGCACGTTATCTAATACATTAGTAATACCTGCATCTGTAATCGGTGTACCTTTAAGTTCAATTACACCACCTTGTGTATGTGTAATTTTAATAGCACCAGTACCAGTAACTGCCGCTGTTACATTTGTAATACCTGCGCCAGTTAAATCAGATACAAAAGTAGTTGCCGTTGTGCCTGTCATTGTAACAGTAACAGGTGTAGTCATGTTATTTGAACCTTTGTCACTAGCACTAATTGTAAATGTTTCTCCAATAACAAATGCTGGAGATGTTACTGAACCAGTGATTTCAGTAGCACCTGTGCCACTACGTACCATTACCTTAATAGTTGCTGTGTCATTGTCGGTTGTATCATACATGCCGTATGTACTTCCTGTAGCAATTGTTGAACCACCAGCAGTTGCATCTAATGCTTTGTTTGCTGTAGCATCATCTTCGTAAAGTGCAGTAGATTGTGTTTCCCATGATGCAGTTGCCGTACTATATTTCTTAACAACAATGTTAGCACCTAAGTTAACACTGGTTGTTTTAATCCAAATAGAACCTGTTGGACGTCCAACAGATGAACCAGAAAAATCAGTTGCTCTCCAAGATGGATTTTGTGCATGCGAACTTTGTCTAAATGTTAATGTTGGGTATGTACCGCCAACATTTGCACCTGTATTGTCAGTAATATCAATTAATCTATCCTTAGCATTACCTGTTCCTGAACCAACACCAGTAGCAATAAATGTTTCGCCTGCTACATTACTATTAGCACCAATTGCTGTAAAGTCTGTTGTTCCTGGTGTACCAATAGTGTACTCTCTGCCGATAATAAATGAACCTGCATTAACAGATGTTGTTGATGCATCAGGACTAGCATAAATTTCTAGTTTGTTATCAACATTAGCCGCTGTAACGCCTGTAATTGATTGTCCGTTAATAGCAGTTACAACTGCATCGATGTCAGTTCCTGCAGTAGTACATGTTGTGCTGTTAATAACAATTGTTGCACCATTAACAATTGTTAATGTACTTTCTGCCGCACTTGTTACACATGGGTGACTATCGTACCAATCTAAATCTGCTGTATTTCCTGTATCGCTATTGTCACCAACTAATACCCAATTATTATTGCGGTTCTTATAATATACCGGAGCACTTGCATTAACTGCAACAACTGCATAATCCCCAATTGAACCAATACTTGAAAGTGGAGCACCACTTGCTACACCGCCGGATAAATCTGCTGTTGATGTAATAACTGTTGGAACTTTATTAGTAAATGCTTCTGTAGTTGAGTTCCATTCAAAAATACCCCACTGTGTTTCTGCAGTATCTAACCAATAAGTACCGTCTGTAGGGTTACCTGCTGGACGTACTGTTGTTGGTGCTAACTGTGCTAAATCAATATTTGCACGTTGAACATATGCTCTATTACTTGCACCTAAAACTGAATAAGCGGCTTGTAAACCGTATTCATTTAATTCATAACCGTGTATTGGTGTTCCGCCTGATGTTTTATAAAAGAACGGATTTCCAAATGTGTTAACTAATTCACGTTGACTTGAAATTAAGTACGTGTTACCTATTGCCGATGCCAAAGTACCTGGCGCAGAACCTGTTCCTGCTCCATTAATTTTGTTTTCAGCAGTCGCTATTAAAATGTATGGTACTGTTGCAGTTGAAGCCGCAGGATATGCACTTTCATCCACAATAGTTACTTCTACACCTGGTGAAACTAATGCCATTGGTTTTCTCCTAAATCTAAAAATTATTGTTAAAACTATTTATTTGATTTGTGAATATTTCACGTTTTAAAAGTACCTTTAAAACCTTTGTTATAAATATTATTGTTGAAATATCGTCAAATAAATAAATCTACAACTATTTTAGTATTAACAAAGGTACCTTTAATAAATGGCAAGGAAAGCAGAAGGACAAAAAGAAAGAAAAATATGTAAATGCGGTAAGCGTCCTGTTGCAATTAACTATGTGAAAAATGGAATTACACATTACCGTTCTTTATGTAGTGTGTGTTCCAAAGAAAAAAAGAAACGTAGAAAAAATCAATACCCAAACTATATAAAAAAGGAAGTGTGTGAAAAGTGCGGATTCAAACCAATGTTTAGAGAACAATTGGATGTATTTGCTACAGAAAATCCACCAATGCTTAAAACAGTTTGTTTAAATTGTAAGGAAGAATTAGCACATACTAAAACTTGGACGCAAGGCGATTTAATTGCTGATTTTTAACCTATCTTTGTAATTCCTAAACGCTTAATTGTACTTTGTAATAATGTCACTTGATTAACACAATCTTCAAGAGCATGGTGACTATTTCCTAAGCGTTGGGTTGGGTTTAACTTAAACAAAGTTCTACAATCCAAGATATTCCAATATTTCCACGGTAAAGGTTTATTGTATTCCTTGTAAGCATCTTCTAAAATTGGCATATCAAAAGCAATACCATTAGCCCAAATACGTCCAGACTTTCGTATAAGTTTTGTTAATTCATCCAAAGCAACATCTAGAGAAATTCTATTATCTTCACCAAACGCTTCTTCTTGAGCTTCTGTGGTTTGTTTTGCCCACCATTCCATTGTTTCGTTTAACTCGTGGCGGTTAGTTTGTGTATCTATATCTATTCTGGAATAGAAAGAATGCTGTGTATAAACATCATCAGTGAACGGATCAAAACCAATTGCTCCAATATTTAAAATAATTGCATTAGGGTAAGTTGACATTGTTTCAATGTCTATCATCAAATCCATAGTAAAAATGTATAGTTACAACAACCTGTATTATATTGTAACTTTAGTGTTATTACCTAATAATTTTTACCTTTTACGTTTCTTTGGCTTTGTTGCTAAATTCATCTTACGAATAAGTTTAGAAGTTGGATTTACTTTTTTGGTTTTTTTAGCTTTACGTGCTTGTGCTTTTGCTGTTCTAGCACGTGTTACTTTCATTCTAGCACGTTGTGCATAGTCTAATGGCTTACCGCAGTCTCTAGCATCAGGAACTGTACGATTCGCTCTAAACCCAGAAGTACAACGCCATGCTAACTTAGGACCTTTTTTGGTACTTTTCCACACCATACGGTGTTCGTTAATTCCTTCTGTAATTTCGTTTATTTTCATTATCCTATTACCCAATAAAGTGGCTGTGATCCATCTGTAAATACCTTAAGATCTTCGATAAGTTGAGCCATTTCTGCTTGTGCTTCTGCTTTAAGTTGCGAACCATTAAGTGCAGTACCGCCTTGCGGACCACTAATACTAGCAAACTTTTCACGTGCTTCGCCCATGATTTGTTTTGCTGAACTATATGTATATTCCTTAATCCACTGACTTGTTTGTGGGTCTTGTAATAGTGTAGTTTCTGGCTTTTGATTATATGTCCATAATAGAACGACTTCGCCTGTTCCTTTTGGATCCCTGATTAAACGTAATTTACGTGTTACAGGTTCGTACGTGTAATTCATGTACGCACCAAACATTCTAGCCGCCATTTCTACGTACTCTGTATACAGTTCGTATGTTGCTAAACCGCCAGAATAAGTAAAGTTAAGTAAGTAAACATTTAATGTTGCTGAACTAAATGGATCAAAACTTGTACTAAATGGGCCGTTTGTACTTCCCATTGTACGTCTAAATACTTGTCTTACGTGTGTAATTTCGGCAGGTAACGTATATTCATTGACACCTTCATTTAATTCTAACCAAGTATAACTTTCTTCTGTAGAGCTTTGAGCACGTTGTCTAAATGTTCCTAGAGCATTTTTATATGCAATTTCGTAATGTGCTGGATCAAGTTCAAGATCAATTATGCCTTCGCCTAATCTTAGTGCGGCATAATCAAATATATCTTGTTTTAGTTCTAATAACGTTGGCATATGACAAACTCGTAATGTTTATCATATATTTATGCTAAAGTTTACGTTACATAATAAGGAAAGGTTTTTGTTATAGCACAAAAACCATTAATAAAAAAAGCATCGCGAATTTACAGATTTGTTTAAAGTGTTAATCTGCTAGTCTACGCTACAAACTTCAACCACTGGTACTTCTTTTTAATAGTTCATTTGTTCTGCGGCGTGGTCACGCTCACTGCGTTCCCATTCGTCAACTTCTCTAGGAGACATTACTTTAAGACTCCATGGACCTTCTGCGTACTCTTGTACATTTTCAACTAGTGTAGCAAGTGCATCAATAGACGCATCAATCTCATTTAAACTAGTTGCTTCGAACTGGTCGCAATCTCTGCCCCAATTCTCAACTGTAATTTTGCCGTCAATAGCATTGTCTTCGATAATTTTTTTCCACGCCCAAACATTATCTTTTGACTCCATTGTAATAGTACGATTATGAACATCACGCATACGGCGTTCTTGTAGTTGTTCAAATTCTGCCATTGCTTTTTGGTTTTCTAACTCGCGTTTGCGTTCGATTTCGTCATATCTATCAAATTGCGCTTGTTGTTCTGGTGAAATTGTTTTAGTTTCGTTTGGCATAATATTCTCCTATGCGTTAATGAACTGTTCTTTTGATGCTTTTGTTGCGTATTCGGTTAAAGATTTAGTTGGCTCCCAATGAATATCGCGTTCAATACTTAATCCAAATGGAAGTTGTACTTCTTCAAGTTCATTTAATGCAACATATCCAAGTTCTGGACATCCCATTCCTAAATCACACAATCCAAACATAATACCATTGTCGTCCATTTCTGAAATCAACCAAGTCCCTACGCCAGTAGGATTAAAAAACTTAACTACTGGCTTAACGGTTCTTTGAAACTCTGCACTACCAACACCTTGTGATTTAGTAGCGTTTTGCTTTAATTTCTTTTCAATTGCTTTAGTTAGTAACTTCATATCATATCCTTTTTGTTAAAACTATCTGTATTATACTACAACTAGGTTAAATTGCAACCGTTTTATAATAAACGGTGTTAATGTTTTTTTGCTTCACGTTTGGCTTTTTTCTTGAGTTTAATTTTTTCATTTTCCTCTTGAAACCATTCTTCCACAATTGATTCAATAAGTTGCTTAGGATCCATATCCGTGTTGTTACTTAATAACTTAAGATGCTTCGGTTTAACAATTAATGATCTTTGAAATGCTTCGTTTGGATTAACAAATGCAAACTCATAATTTTCACCTTTGTATGTAAAATTTTCTAATGGAAGATTTTTCTTCATATTATTTCTCCTTTACTAAAACACGATAGTGTGCTCTTTGAATATTGTAACCACCTGCAACAATTGAATAAACATCAACTGTTGCATTGTTGCCAACAACAGTACCGTTAATTGAACCATCTACGCCAATGTTTAAATCAACTTCTTTAATTTCTCCGGACTTCTTTTCGATTCTAGAAATGAAATGTACTTTCTTTGCTTTTACTTCTCTGTCAAGAATTTCATTTAAAAATTTATCACCTCTGTGTTGTAATAAATCGTAACGCATATTACCAATAATATTTAAATCATTTTTGGTTTGTTTACTTTCGAACTCTTTAATTTTTTGTTTTACGTCTTCCCACTCAGGTGCAAATTCTTGTCCAGGTCTTGTGTAATGATATCCGTACTTGTCCATAATTTCGTTTTTCTTGTCGAATAACTTATTTTGTTCGTTTGCTAAATCTTGATAATAATTAAAAGATGCTTTTCTCCAGGATTCCAAAAATGTATCAATTGCTTGTGTGTTTTGCATAGTAGCCTTTTTTGTTTAATTAAGTGTATTATACTACCGTCTAGGTTAAATTGCAACCGTTTTTAAAAAAAGGTTTAGAATAAATTACAGTTACACAAAAGAAATACTAAATACAGCACTAGGCAAATATACAAAGTTAATTCTTTGTTGGTTGTGGGGTACTTGTGTTACTAATTGCAGTCCATAGGACTGGTTAGAAGTGCTTTATGATTTTGCTAAGACGTTGTTAATAGACACAACGCTTTAATATTACTCAGACTAAAATCTCATTAGTTGAATATCTTAAGAATAACCATATGTTCATTGAAACGACCAGATGTTTTAGTTTCAACTGCTTTAATGTCTTTAAAGAACTTTCTAGAATTAGGTTTACTTGCTTTCTTAAACTCTTTTATCTGGTCTACAGGCTTACGTAATGTTTTAATACATGAATCCGATGAACTAAAACCAACTAGTGTACTATTTTTAACAGTTAATCCACCTGATAATTCGTCTGCTTTGTAATAATGCAACTTACGTTTCTTAGTATCATAAGCAAATAGTTCCTTTGATTCTGGTATTTTAGTAGGCGATAAACTTTCTAATTTAAGATCCTTGAACTCTTTCATGTACTTAAACTTAGCAACTAGTTTAGTAATAGGAACTGCTTTTTTCTTTGGTTTTGCTCGTGTTGACTTTTTATAAGTTAC